CGACCTATTCCGGTGTTGATGTTGTCAGAGCGGACGCTGGTGCGGGTGGCACAAGAGATGCGGATGGCGCAGGCGGCCTAGCATCGGCCTCGACTGGCGACACAAAAACAAACGGCGTGGCAGGCGATGGCGGCGCTGGCGGGTTTTCAAGAAATCAGTCAGGGACCGCCGGCATAGATGGTACGGTGACAGTGACATGGTGATTTCAATCAAAGCTCACGGCATTTCAGAGTTCTTGGGTGATCGCTCAAACCGAAAACTTTTCGAACGCATGGACGGTGAACGCAACTATCTCACATTCGTCAATAAGCTCGTGGGCTACGGGATGTCCGGTGGTCGCATTGCGATTGCCATGGACGGCGATGTGCTGGCAGGGTGCTATGGGTACAACGCAGTGACCCCGACGTCCGGCTGCTATAGCGAAGAATTTCTATCAGAAATCGGCTCAGACGCAGTGCTATCTTTCGCCCACAACATTTGGGTGAGGCCCGAATATCGCGGAACCGGCCTGTCTCAAGATCTGCGTTCGGCTTATACAGAAGACGCAAAGGCGCACGGCTTTACGCACGGGGTCGGGTTTATGCCGCAAACCGATACAATCGACAAATGGGCAAAGAGCCTGACCGATGTGCGTATGCTGACAGCAAAAGACAAAAACGGCGGCTGGATTACCATTCGCTCGTTTGTTTGATTTTCGGAGTGACCTGAATGCCTTTAGTCCAACTATCGCCGCCACCGGGTTTCAGATACCACGGAACCGACCTTGAAAGCGAAGGCCGGTGGCGTGAGGGAAATCTTGTGCGGTGGCGTGACGGTTCACTACGCCCCATAGGCGGCTGGACGAACCGCTTTGGATCTGTGGTGTACGCTGCGGCCCCGCGCGGAATGTTGGCGTGGGAAGACAATACCGGAACGCGATGGATTGCGGCTGGGACGTACAACAAATTGTACGTCAGCACCCCGAGCGGCACGACCAGCGACATCACGCCCGTCGGGCTTGTGGGCGGCACAGAGGACGCGGCGGTCAACACCGGGTATGGGAGCGGCTTTTATGGCCTCGGCTTCTACGGCCAAGCGCGGCCAGATACGGGCAACTATTCCGAGGCGACAACGTGGTCGATGGATACATGGGGTCAGTATCTGGTCGCCTGTTCTACTGCGGACGGCAAGCTGTACGAATGGCAGCTAAATACCGCCACGCCCGCTGCGGCAATCGCAAACGCGCCCGTTGGCAATCTTGGGGTTCTTGTAACCGAAGAACGGTTCGTCTTCGCCTTGGGCGCTGGTGGAGATCCGCGCACAATCGCGTGGTCTGACTTTGAAGACAACACGCTCTGGGCAGCGGCAAGCACGAACCAAGCGGGCGACATCCAGCTGCAATCTTCAGGCCAAATCGTGGCGGGCGTCCGCACGCAGGGGCAGTCTCTAATTCTGACAGATCAGGATGCGCACCGCGCGGTCTACGTCGGTCCCCCGTTTGTGTATCAATTTGAGCGCGTCGGATCTTCCTGCGGCCTTGTTGCCCGTAAGGCGATCACCGACACCCCAGCAGGCGTATTCTGGATGGGCCAGAACGGGTTCTTTGGGTACAGCGGTTCAAGCGTTCAGGAAATCAAATGCGACGTTTGGGACAAGGTATTTCTCGACATCAACACCGCCCAAATCAGCAAGACCTGGTCCACCACGAACGGCCAGAACGGCGAAGTCTGGTGGTTCTATTGTTCGGCCAATAGCCTTGAGATCGACCGCTACGTCGCCTTCGACTATAAGGAAGGCCATTGGCTCATGGGCGATCTGTCGCGCACGTCGGGCATTGATCGTGGTATCTTTCGAACTCCGATTTGGGCTGACGCGGGCGGGTCTGTTTACGACCACGAAACCGGCTTCAACTATTCCGGCGGAAATGTTTTTGCCGAAACCGGACCATTCAAGATCGGCGCGGGTGATAACCTCGCAGTCGTGACTGACTTGGTGCCGGACGAAGTTAACCTTGGCGACGTCACGACCACGTTCAAGACTCGATTGTACCCGACGTCTGCCGAAGCCTCACACGGCCCCTACACGATGTCAAACCCGACCAGCGTACGGTTCCAAGGTAAACAGGTGAGGATGCGCGTCACGGCGGCTGTGAACGGCCCGTGGAGGGTCGGACGCTTTCGCTTTAACGTGAAGCAGGGTGGCAAACGATGAGCGGCCTACTTCCGCCCCCTGTCGGCCCAGACTGGAAGGTTTGGGCGCGGCAAGTCTCAACCTACCTGTCGCGGGCGCTGCCGAGCCTGATCTTTAAGACCGGCGGCGAGACGGCGGCCACGAACGGCATTCTGCTTTGGGATGACGTGTCCGGATATCCGGTCGTCACCAAGAACGGCGAGTTCCGCCAGATCGTCCTGTCGGATGGGCAGTATGAGGGTTCGGTCACAACGGACCAAGTTGCTGCGGTAATCAACACGCCGTATGCAATTGTCTACACGCCCGCGACGGCTGACGGGATCACGAACGGGACGCCTGCGTCTCGCATCGTATTCGAGGAGGCTGGCCACTACATGGCGAGCTTTTCGGCTCAGATCACAAGCACGTCATCCAGCACTGTGACGTTTTATTTTTGGCCGCGCATCAACGGCTCCAACGCGCCGAACTCAACTATCGTTGCGTCCTTGCACCAGAACGACGCCACAACTGTTGTAAGCCGCGCGACGACGTTTGACGTGCAGGCGGGCGACTATTTGGAAGTCATGTGGGCGGTCGATCGGCTGGATGGGTATCTTGAGGCGACTCCGGCGACTGCGTTTTCACCAGCGGCACCGGCCACCACGCTGGGCATAACGAGGATTTACGGATGAGCGATGTGAAGACATATTACATTCCGGCGGATCTTTTGGACAAGCACTGGCCCACATTCGGCCCGATGATCGAGCTTGCGCAAAAGCGACTCGATGACCAGTTCGGCATGGATGACGTGGAAGGTTGGGTGCGGTCGGGGCAATCCCTGCTGTGGGGCATTTACGTTGACGGCAAGCCGCTGGCCGCAATGCTTACGACCGAAAACAGATACCCCCGCAAGAGTGTCATGGTGATTGAAATGATCGGCGGGGAGCGGGCGGATTTATGGTCCAAGCCTGTGCTGGATGAATTGGCGAGAGTGTCAAAAGCCGCAGGCTTTGATGCAATAGAAACACGCGCACGTTCTGGGTGGTCAAAAATGGCCAAACAGTATATGTTTAAGCTCAAGCACGTCGCCTATGAACTGGAGTTATAGTCGTGGGACAAGGTAAGCAAACCACAACGCAAGAGATGCCGAAGTTTCAGCAGGATTACCTGAAACAGACGGTTTTGCCTTTTGCGCAACAAGTATCTGAAACCCCCTTCCAAGCGTACACGGGGCAGATGGCTCCGGAAATGAGCGCCTACACGCGGCAGGCCGCTGATATTTATGGGGGCATGGCTGGCCAAGATCAGACACAGCAGCTCATGGATACCACGCAGGCGCTCTACAACCCGTATCAGCAGAACGTCATCGACACGTCGCTGGCTCAGATGGGCCGACAGCAGCAGAAGGCGCTGACCGGGCTTGAGGGTCAGCTTGCCGGATCTGGGGCTTTCGGCTCCCGTGGCGAGGTAGCGCGCGGCGAATTTGCGGCAGGCAACTTGGCCTCTCAGAACCAGCTTATCTCCCAGATGATGCAGCAAGGGTACAGTGAGGCCCAAGCGCGGGCGATGGGTCTAATGCAGGCCCAGCAGGCACAGCAGGGTGCCGCAGCGGCGGGCCTGACCGGTATCGGCGGGATGGAGACGGCACTGAGCGGTGCGAACCTTAGCGCCTTGCAGAATGAGTTTATGAGACAGCAGCAAGACCCGTATCAAAAACTAGCGGCTTTGCAGGGCGGCGCGGGTGCAATCCCTGGCGGATATGGCACGACGACCGAAACAAAGAAGCCTGGCTTGTTTGATTATTTGACGCTGGTTGCCAGTTCGGCAGAAGGTATAGGTAAAGGCATGGCCGCCGCCTCCGACATCCGACTCAAAGAGAACATCCAGCCGCTTGAAGCAGTCGGCGGCGTTCAATTCTATTCTTGGGATTGGAACGATGAGGGCAAGAAGGTCGCCCACAAAGATCAGCCGACGTTTGGCGTCATTGCTGACGAGCTTCAGCAAACGCATCCGCACTTGGTTGAGCGCGGCGGCGACGGGTATCTGCGGGTCAATTACACGGGACTCGCAAGCGAGTTGGGTGCATAAATGGATTACCGCGCACTGGCAGCACAAATAGCAGAGCAGGAAGGGGTCGACCCCAGCCTGTTCACTCGTTTGGTACAGCAGGAAAGCCGCTTCAAACCTAAGGCAGTCAGCTCGGCTGGCGCGATGGGCTTGGCGCAGCTGATGCCTGGCACGGCGCGCGACCTTGGCGTGGACCCGAATGACCCCGTTCAGAACCTGACCGGCGGGGCGCGGTATTTGCGCCAGCAGATGGACAAGTTCAAAGATCCACGCCTTGCGCTGGCCGCGTACAACGCAGGGCCGGGCAATGTGCAGAAATACGGTGGCGTTCCACCCTTCAAAGAGACGCAGAATTACGTTGCAAAGATATTGGGGTCCGCAGGCGGGCCGACAATATCGTCGAGGAGCAAACCCATGCCGCAGCAAACCATGCCCCCACAACAGCCCCCACAGCAGCAGCCGCGCGGCATTCTTGAGATGTTCGGCGTTCAGAAGATGGACCCGAAGGCCCAAGGCGAAACGGCTTTGCCTTTCTACCAGCGCCCGACGTTCAGCAACCTCATGGGTGACTTAGCAGTTGGGTTTAACTCCATGCGCCTGCGCCCCGACGAAGGGCTTGCCCAGCGCATTGGCGGCCGCCGTCAGCAGCGTGAACAGCAGGCTCAAACAAACCGTTCGATTGAGTATCTTTCACAGCAGCCCGGGTCTGAACCGTTTATTGAAATGATCCGAGCCGGTGGCCAAGTTCCTGCGGTTTTGCAGGCGTATCAGCAGGCACGGATGGCACCGAAGCCGACAGCTGGTATCAGCGTTGAGGGTCGAATTGTGAACCCTGTTACCGGTGAAGTGATTTACGAACCGGACACAACGGGAAAGCCGACCTTTGACGTCAAACAAGTTGAAAGCGCGCGCAAAGAGTTTACGGGGCTTCCGCAAGTCAAATCTTTCGCTGACCAGACATCTGCATATGGTCGCGTCATTAAGTCGGCAGAAGACCCTTCCCCAGCTGGCGACTTGGCGTTGATCTTTAACTATATGAAGGTTCTCGATCCGGGTTCTGTCGTTCGCGAAGGCGAATTTGCAACGGCACAAAATGCCGGATCAATTGACGAAAGAACACGCGGGATTTACAACCGAATCGTATCAGGCGAGCGGCTATCTGAATCACAACGCGCGGATTTCGCAGACCGCGCGACGCGTTTGTATTCCGGCGCTGAAGATCAATATCGCTCTATCGCAGGACAATACGCAGACTTCGCAACCGCTGCGGGTTTGCCGCCTGAGCAGATCATCCCAGACTTTGGCTTTGCCGGTGATCTTTACAAAAAGCCATTGGCACTTACGCCACCGCCCGCGCCTGCCGGAACCACGCCCGAAGATTGGGCAACGGCTTGGGAAAATATGTCTGACGAGCAGCGTCAATTATTTATGAGCGGGGGGCAATAATATGGCCGATATGACACCGGCGCAGCGCGCGGCATACGAGTCCGCGCTTTCTAAGTCAAAAGAACGTATTGCGAAAAAGGAAGCCGTACCAACGCAGCGCACGCGAACGGCAGCCCAAGGTTTAACGCTTGGCTTTGCGGACGAAATCGAGGCACGGGCGCGGGCGCTTGCTACCGGCACGCCTTACGAAGATGTGTTGAATGAAATTCGTGGATCGACAAAAGCATATCAAGAAGCGCGCCCGATTGAATCAATGGCTTACGAAATGGGCGGGGCGGCTATTCCTGCGCTCGCCTCCCTTGCTGCGGCACCGCTTACCGGCGGGACATCAACAGCGGCGATGGCTCCAACATTGGCTCGCATGGGGCTTATGGGAGGGCTTGAGGGCGCAGCCTATGGGTTCGGCACTGGTGAAGGCAGCGGCGGCGAGCGCTTGGCGCGCGTGCCTGGTGGAGCCGTTACCGGAGCGATTGGTGGGGCCGTTGGCGGCGCGGCTGTTCGTGGTTTTGGTGGTGCATTCACGGCACTGACCGACAGCGTGCGGCGCTTGGTTGGGCGGCGCGGTTCCAGTATCGTTGAAAATGAAATTCAACGCCTTGCAGAGCAAACTGGCAAGACCGCTGACCAAATAGCGGATGACATTATGAAAGGCCGTATTCTGGCCGAAAACAAAACAATCCGACAGGCGGTGCGCGGGTATCAAACAAGCGGCGGCGAACCTACTCGAATTTTGACTGAAGGATTAACGCCAAGACCTGCTGAAACAAGATCCGCAGCCATGCAAGGTATGCGTGAATATCTATCTGACGTTAGCGAGCCAAGCGCATTGCAGGCGCAGCGCAGAAGCGAAGACATCACACGAACAGCAGAGCGCGAGGCATATTCTCAATTTGAAAATGTCCCAGCGCCAGATGACGTTGTAAGCGCGCTGGCCGATACGTTAAGCCGCGTGCCGTCTGCATCAAAAGAGGTCGGGATTGCTTTGCGCGCTCAAACAGGGCAAGCCCCATTCTACAAAATACTCGATGACGGTAGCGTTGAGTTTACGCGCACCCCGACATTGATGGAGGCAGAGCGCGTCAGGCGTGCCGTGGGCAACCGTGCGACCGCACTCTACAAGAAAAGCATGGGCGGGGCAGGTGAAGCTGTTTCGGGGGCCGAGGGGGCATTGCGCAGTGCAGTTGACGTGTCATCCCCACAGCTTGCCGCCACACGAGCGCAGGCAGCCGCTTTGCGGACGCAACGGGACACCTTCAAGGCTGGCAAAAACGCGATGACCGGTGATGTGTACGAACGGATGATGGAATTTTCAGAACTCACATCACCGGAAGATATCAACGCGTATCGCGCGGGATTGATGGCAGCGCTTGAGGCGCGGGCGACAACAGGATCAAAGCAAAGCATGGTCAAGAATTTGACCGACCCTACAACAAAAGAAGGCATAATCTTGCGCCAAGTGTTTCCAGAGGATCAGCTCGATGATGTTTTGTACAAATTGGAAACAGCCAGCGAAGCGCAGACCACAGTCAGAAAAGTTTTGGAGGGGTCTGACACGACGGCCACATTGGCAGAAAATGCGCGGCGCGGGCTTGGCTTGTCGGCAAGCGATATGATGGGCGCATTGTCTGGCAGCCCAGATGCGATTATAAGTGTTGCACAGAAGGTCGCTGGCCGCTTTGGCCGAGACCTGACTGACGCAGAGCGGGGACGCGTGGCACAAATCTTGATCTCAGAAGACCCAGACTTTGTGCGGCGCGCGATAGTTGACGAAAGTGGACTCGCCGCTTTACAGCGCCGCGTTGAGAAAATATCTGCGCAACTTACCAAAGGCGCGCGCAGATCCTCTACCGTTGGCGGAGCGCAGCCTGGCGCGGCAATGTCCGGAACCGCTGTTCGCGGCCTGTTGGCACAATAAAAGGAAGCACCATGAACCCCGAAGACATGATTGGCGATGACGAAATCGTGGATATCCTTGAAGACAGCATGGACGTTGACGAGGAAGAAGAAACGGGCGCAGGGCCAGAGCCTTTGACTGACGACCAGATCGAGGGGATCTTGTCCGGCGCGATTGAGGACGCCGTTGACTTTATCGAGAGCGACATCGCCCCCGACCGGATCAAGGCGCAGCGATACTTTGATGGTGAGAGCGACATCGGCCACGAGGATGGCCGCAGCAAAGTCGTATCGACCAAGGTGCGCGACGCGGTGCGCTCTGTTAAGCCAAGCCTGATGCGGGTGTTCCTGTCATCCAGCCGTCCGGTTGAATACATCCCGCGCGGCCCAGAGGACGTTCTAATGGCAGAGCAGGCCACAGAATACATGCACTACAAATTCGCGGAGCTGAACGGCTTTCGGGTTTTGTCGGACGCCTTCCACGACGCGCTGGTCAAAAAGACCGGCATCGTAAAGACGTATTATGAAGAATACGACAAGAGCGAAATCCACACGTTCACCGGCCTGAGCGAAGCGCAATACCTTGCGGTTATGATGGACCCGGATGTTGATGTGCTGGAGCATTCCGAAAACATTGAGGACACGCAAGTCGCCGTTGACGGTATGCAAATGCCTGAAATGGTATCGCGCACGCACGACCTGAAGATCATCAAGCGGGCAAGCACGGGCGACATCTGCATGGTATCTGTGCCGCCGGAGGAGTTCTTCATTGATCGCGGCGCGCGCTCGATTGACGATTGCTATATCTGCGGACACCGCAGCGATATGCGCGTCGGCGATCTTGTCGAGATGGGCTTTGACTTTGACGAGGTCGTCGAGCTGGACAGCTCCAGCAGCTTTGCCGACATGAGCGTTCTTGAGAACGAAGCGCGGCGCGGGTATAGCGTCAACCCCGACGAAGAACAGAACGCCGTTGACCCGTCCAGCAAGCTGGTGATGGTCACGGAGGCGTACATGCGCATGGACGTTGACGGCACCGGCACCCTGATGCTGCATAAGGTGATCTTGGGCGGCACAAGCTACAAGTTGCTGTCGGTCGAGCCGTGCGATCAGATACCGTTTGCAGTTTTCGAGATTGATCCGGAGCCACATGCGTTCTTTGGTCGGTCGATTGCGGATCTTTTGCTCGATGATCAGGACGCGGCGACGTCGGTGATGCGGGGTATCTTGGACAACGTGGCAATGACCAACACGCCGCGCATCGGGATCGTCGAGGGCCAGGTTGACGTTGACGATGTAATGAATAACGAAATCGGCGGAATCATCCGGATGCGTCAGGCCGGTGCCGTTCAGCCGTTTTCGGTGCCGTTCGCTGCGGGGCAGACTTTACCAGCCATGCAGTACCTCGACCAAATGATTGAGGGCAAGACAGGCGTCACGCGGGCCTCTATGGGCCTTGATCCGGATGCCTTGCAGTCCACGACCAAGTCTGCCGTCACGGCCACCGTACAGGCCGCTGCGGGGCAGACAGAGGTGATGGCGCGCAATCTTGCTGAGGGCGGTATGCGCCAGCTGTTCAAGCTGATGCTGAACCTGATCGTTAAGCACGCCGACGCACCAAAGTTTATGCGCCTAAATGGCGAGTTCAGCGAAGTTGACCCCCGCGTTTGGGATACGTCGATGGACCTGTCGATCAACATCGGCCTCGGCACCGGGCGCGAAGAAGAAAAGGCTGCGGCCTATCGCGAAGTCTTGGGCTTGCAGATGCAGGTGTATAACCAATACGGGCCAGGCAATGGCGTGGTGTCATTGGTCAACATCCGGAACACAGTCGCCGACATGATGGCGTCGGCGGGGCTTCGCAATAGTGAACGGTATTTCCAGCCCATCACGCCAGAGTACGAACAGCAGCTTATGCAGCAAGCGCAGCAGGCCGCACAGCAGGCAGCCCAAGGGCAGCCGCAAGATCCGCAGGCTGCGGCGTTCTTGCAGGGCGAGCAGATCAAGGCGCAAACCCGCGCGCAGGCCGACATGATAAAGGCCCAGATCGACGCTCAAAAGATGATGATGGAAGATGATCGCAAGCGCGATGAAATGTATCAGAACATGGCGCTGAAGAATGCAGAACTGCAAGGAAAGTTCGGTCTTCAGGCCAGCGAACAGCAAATCCGCGCCGAGCAGGAACGCCAGCGCATGATCAACCCGATGGGATCTTGATATGACGCCGGAAATAAAAGCCGAACGGGCTAAAACAATTTTAGCCGATAATGTTTTCATTGAGGCGTTTGATATGGTACAAAACCAATATGTTGGGGTATTCAAGTACCCCACATCGTCAGACGATGAAATTATGGAAGCTGCCCGGATGGTTCGGGCGCTGGCGCTTGTAAAGGGGCAACTGCAATCCTTCGTGGATACGGGCAGACTCCTTGAGCGCAAAAAGAATGGAAAGGGTCGGCAACGTGCAAGCGACTGATCTTGGAAGTGTTGAGGCCATTGCGGCCTCTATTGTTGATGCCCCGATTGAAGAAGAAATCGCGGCAGAAGAATTGACGGACGAGGTTGAGGCCGATGAGGTTGAAGCCGAGGAAGTTGATGAAACATTGGACGCAGACGATGCGGACGATGGCGAAGAATATGACGAACCAGAGGCCGAGGAGGTTCAAGAGGAGCCAGCGCATGGCGAGCTGTACACCGTAAAGGTTGACGGCAAAACCAAGCAGGTAACCCTAGATGAGCTGACCCGTGGTTACTCAGGACAGGCATATATCCAGCATAACCTGGAAAAAGCTGCTGAGGCCAAGAAGGCCATGCAGCAGCAGTATCAGGAGCTGCAAAACGAGAGGCAATTCTTGGCTGAATTGCGTCAAAAGGTAGAGCAAGGCCAATTTCCAATTCCGCCTAAACCCCCGTCGAAAGACCTCTTTGAAAAAGACCCAATCGGGTACATGGAGGCCAAGATAAACTACGACGAGGACGTTGCAGAGTTCCAGAAACAGCAGCAAATGCTGCACGTCATGGAACAGCGCGAAGCGACGGAAAATGACCAGCGCCATATGCAATATCTGCACCAGCAGATGAACACCTTGCAGGAGCGTATTCCTGAATTTGCGGACCCCCAAAAGGCACCCGCGTATCGGGACAAGATGATCCAAGCGGGCGTCAATTTTTATGGGTTCAGCCCGGAAGAATTAAGCTCCCAAGCAGATGCTAGGCAAATTGCTGTGCTAAACGACGCGATGAAATACCGCGAGATGCAAGAGGCTCAAGGCGTTGCACGCCAAAAGTCAGACGGCGCTCGCCCGGTAGTGAAGCCAGGGACGAAGCGAAATGAGCGCACTTCACAGGTGAAGAAGGCTCAACAAGTCGCCTCTCGGATGAAGAAAACCGGCAGCGTTGATGACGTTGCTAAATTCCTGCTGAGTTAACTAAAGGAGCCTTATCATGGCCGTTACAGCAAACACCAACGAGACCTACAACGTCTCGACTATCCGCGAAGACCTTCAGGACGCGCTGATCTCGATCAGCCCAACGGAAACTCCGTTTATGACCTCGATTGGTCGTCGTGATGTGAAGAACACATACTTCGAATGGCCCGTGGTCGAGCTTGCCGCGACATCCACGTCCAACGTGGTTATTGAAGGTGAATCTGCGCCCGGCAACGACGCGCCCACCAACGCCAAGCGCCTGGCAAACTACACACAGATTTCTGACAAAGTCGTCGAAGTGTCTGACACTGCCGACAGCGTAAACGGTGCGGGCGACGTCCAGACCGTTGCCAAGCAGATCGCCTACAAGCTAAAAGAGCTTAAGAGAGATATGGAGCAGATGCTTGTTGGCCACAACAACGCTGCGGTTGCAGGCGCATCCGGCACGGCGCGCGAAACCGCGTCGCTGTCTGCCTTCCTGACGTCGAACACCAGCCGAGGCTCTGGCGGCGCGAACGGTACGCTGTCCGGCACGACTGAAGGCTTCCCCAACGCCGCCGCGACTGACGGCACGCTGCGGGCGCTGACAGAGGACATGCTGAAAGGCGTCATCGCATCCTGCTGGGATGCCGGTGCAGAACCGTCTGTCGTTCTGTGTGGCTCTGGCGTAAAGCAGAAGATCTCCTCCACCTTCACTGGCTCGGCGACTCGTTACCGCGATATTTCCGACCAGAAGATCGTGGCCTCGATTGACGTTTATGTCAGTGATTTTGGGGACGTCCAGATCGTTCCGAGTAGGTTTATCCGCCCCAGGGACATTTTTGTACTTGACCCCTCGATGGCGCGCGTGGCCTATCTGCAAAACACCAAGCAGAAGCCCCTCGCCCGCACCGGTCACTCTGACCGCAACCTGATCTCCGTAGAGTACGGC